TAGATAATTTTGATATCTATCGCCAAAAAATCTATGCCTAGTTTTAGTAACTAACCATCTTCCTAATAATTTTTTATCTGAACCTACCTGTTCAGCAGTTCTAAATATATCTATAAATTTACCCGCTTCTCGCTTTGAATCACCTACCACATTAATAGATAAACATAAATTATAAAATATCAAGTTAGATGACATTTCTGCTTCAGCTATATTAGCTGACTTTTCCACACTAAATGGAGTGCTTATAGTTCTAAATAAATTTTCTTTCTTTTGTTTGTTGAGGGGTAGAAAAGCCTTAGGTTTTCCACCTTCACTTTTAAAAACTTCAACAAAATTTTTCTCCCATAATTTTTTAATGTCTTTAATTCTCTTTTCACGTATATTATGTTCCCCCAAAATCGGATCATAACCAACAGCTTTATAGTTCATAAAAAACTCATTACTAAAATTAAGCATGGGAGTTGTAAAGTTAGTTTGCGGAAGTTGCGTTAAGTAGGGATTAACATCTGCATCAGGCGGTGGGTTATTTTTATTCGATGATACTTCATCCACTAAATCATTAGCAGCAAATCCTTCCATTATATTTTCTTTGTTCTTTTCAAAAATCTTAGATAGAGTTTTTAATGTATATTTTCTACTTTTCCTATCAAATTTTAAAAAGGATCTTACTTGTAGCCCCTTTTCCTTTTTATAATTTATTTGTAGAAGATATTTTAATAAGTCAGTATATCTAAAAGAATCAGGTGGTATAATATGCTCCGGAAATATATCAATTACATTATCACCTGGCTCAAAATTTTCTTCATCTACTATATCCTCATCAATAATCTCCTTTAAAATCGATTTTATTATATCACCAACCGGTCCTCTATATCTCTTACCGTAAGGTATTTTTTCATTTAATTTAAAATAATTTGAATCTAAAAGTGTATAGGCTTTATAGTTACCAGCTCTATCTATTTTAGCTACACTATTATGCTCTTTATCTAAAACAAAATTATATTCCAATTTAGAATCTTCTTCTCCATCTTCAGGTTTTAAGGAAAAGGTAAATTGATCTCTACCATCCCCTCTGGTTAATAAAGAATTATCTATAAAATCATATGGATTATTAATAGCAATTAAACCATCTGTAAAGGGCTCTAAAAGATTTTCACTCAAGTCAAGATATTTGATAGCTGATTTAGTAAAATCAGACTTAACTTCACCTTTATCGTCTTTAAGTTGAAACTCACATTCATAAGGTGCTCCATTTATTGGAAATATCTCAGCCATTAAAAGTGTTGGTTGTCGAATACAGTTGTGTTAGTTATTTCAGAGTAAATTAAACTTCTAAATTCCGGTAGTATGTATTGTAATTGTTGACCACCTTCTACGAAAAATTGCGTTTTAAGAATTTTAGGATTTAAAAGATATATCATCCACCAGCTCTTTATATCACCATACAACCTAAACGATGTTGTAGTTAAAGGCTCTTTAGATTTAGCAGTATATAAGCCTAAAATACTATCATTTATATTTACAGGGAATACTATTTTGTTTAAAATATTATAAAAGTAAAACTGCTTATCTTCAACTGAAGCAGTATGCACTTTAAAAATTCTTTCATAATCAACAATATCTAAATCAGATAATGCTGATACATCATCTTGATATTTTCCTAATTTTCCAGTAATCGATTTCATATTTTATAAATTTGTTTTAATTATCTAAAAAACCTTCCAATCGCGCCGAAAACATCTCCCCCGCGATCAAGAAGGTCGCCACCAAAATCTTTTACACCGGAAATAAAGTTACCAGATGAATCGTATTTAGCACCGGCAGCATTGGTTTGAAAGGCTTCATCTAGAAAGTTAGATACTTCAACTGTAAGCGATTTAAATGACATACTACAAAAATAAGCTTCTGGTACAATGCTTCCACCTACCATTCTTCGTTGACCAACCATGCTAAAACTTAAATTATTACAAAAGGCCCATCTTATATACCTTAACCCCTTTACATTTACCCTATAAATATGAGGGAAGGTCATCGTTATAGCGTCTTTTCTTTCTGGTCTATTAAGTTTAGTAAATTCTTTTATAAACGCCAGGTTGTCGGAGACGGATTGACTATCTATAGTATTTAGCAAAGGAAATGAAAATTTTACTGGTTCGTCATTATTATCAAATTGGTAAAATTTTGGCGATTCAATATAGGTTCCAGCAGTAATATCGCCCTCCTTCTTATTACCATCATTGATGGAGCTGAAGAGTTCTTTTATTTTTCCAACGCCACCAACTAGTTCATCACCTAAATCCTTTGCAATGTCACCTAATGATGTTGTTCCCCTATCAGTTACTTTTGATAAAGTATCACTAAACTCGTTACTAAAATTTCTAAAATCATTATCGAAATAAGGAAATTTATAAGTCTCTTTCACACCGTCTACTTTGTATAAATTATTGTAGAATTGTTTGACATCGCCCTTTACTACAGATGTAAAGCCTTTAATTGCTTGTGTTATTTGTGTTGCTCGTAATGCGTAGGGCGTAACTCTTACCGTTGGAGTCTCCGCTCTTAGTTTCGAATTTTTCGGTACAGTGGTCCAAGCTCCTTTTGCAACTATATCCTTCATAACACTTATATTTATATCTATGGAGTAGGTACGTTTAGACTATAGGGTGATAAAGAATAATCTACTCTAGCATCTAAAACAGTTTCATTACTACTTCCACTACCCCCTGATGAGCTACTAGGAAGAGGTACTACCGCATTGTTACCAACTTTTATATTTTTTACAGCTTCTACTGTTTTACCTGTATTAGTAGACGTTGCACTACTAAATGAAATTATTGTATCTAATTGACTTTTTAAGATTTTTACAACATTTGTTAACGCTTCTAAAGAATTATTTTTAGGGGTTGAAATTTCATCTCCGCTCATTTTTTTCGGTTTAAAGGATACCTGATTATTTTCACCAGAGGTAGATTTAAAACCTGCTCCAGCATTTACACCAGACGTATTACGAGTAGTAGTCTTTGTAGTATTATCTAGATTAAATCCAAATAATTTAGCAATCATAGCAGATTTGTTCATTCGTCCAAATAGTTTAACTGATTCTGTTTGCGCTGCAACTAATTTATAAATTGCAGCTGTAAGACTGTGAATACGGTCAAAAACTCCGTCAGAAATTTTAATCTCATCAAGCTCGACGTTTTTTAGATCTTTAATAGAATCACCAAGCTTGTTTATATCGCCAGCAACGAGGCCTAGTTTTGTTAATTTTTCGATTGGACTATCACCTCCGAATAATTTACTAAGACCCTCAAATACGCTAGATAATATATTACCGCCTGCTAAAAACATAAATCCATAAGCTAAACTCTTAATAGCATAACCTATTTCTCCTATATTATCAACATCAACACCATCTAAGTAATTAATAAACTTTTCGAACCCAGCGATTACACTATCAAACGATTCACCAAGTAAATTAATATCACCGGCTACGGCGCCGAGTTGTATTAATTTTTCAATAGGACTATCGGCACCAAATAATCCACCTATACCATCCGCAATATTAGCACCTAAATTACCGGCGGACATTCCAGCCATCCCAAGTCCAATCGCCCCGAGTCCTGCTCCAATGCCAGCCAGATTGCCACCATCCATTTCAGTTAATTGCTTTAAAATTTTATTAAACTCACGCATGGGTGTAGCTGTAGATTTTATTACTTTAGCTATACCATTAAATACCTTAGTAAATATACCTCCGAATGAGTCCATTACTTTACTAGTCGCTTCTATAGCTGGCGCCATTTTACCGACGGCTTCACCGAAAAGTCCCATTGCGTATGCGAGAGGTATAAGTGCAACTCCCAACGCAAGTATAGCCAAAGCTCCCAGAAATATAAAAGGGGTTGCAATCCCCAACAGCGTACCTATTACACCAAGACCTAAGAGAGTAACTAGCGCTTTACCTATTGTACCCCATTCTAAATCCTGAAATCCGTGCAGTGCACCCTTTGATACACCAGGAATTCCAGCTAAAATAGCTAACGCTGCGCCACCAGCGAGTAGTCCTAAGGCTCCTATTCCCATCAGTTTACCTGCTATACCAATACCTATGAGAATTACCGCCCCTTTAGCGACACTGCTCCATGCTATATCCTGAAATCCGTGCAGTGCACCCTTTGTTAATCCTGGAATTCCAGCTAAAATAGCTAACGCTGCGGCACCGGCGATTAATCCGAAGGAGCCTTCTTTCATTTTATCACCTGTATAGGCGATCCCAGCCAGAATTATTAATGCCTTAGCTATATCGCCGAAATTTATTTTAGACATGTTTTGAAGCACGCCTGGTATTGGACCTACACCTACAAGCAAAGCTAGTGCTGCAGCAGCTGCCAGGATTCCCGCCGCAGCTCCTTTTGCTCCTTTAAAGAAGCCCATTAACCCCCCACCTGCTTTTTTCTCTTTATCCTTACCGTCTTTTGTTATTCCAAGGGCTGCACCAGCTGGTGTCTCCTTTTCAGATAACTTTGTTTTTAAAGCTTTATCAGGTTCTTGTTTTCTTTCTTTTCTAATGAAAACATTAGCAAAAATCTCAGCGACGCTTTGTGTCCTCTTCCTTTCGTTTGGGGATAAGGTTCCCTTTACGTCTTTTTTTCTATTGAAAGTCGATGCATCAGATGCTATAACACTTGGCGGCACCTTTCCAGAATCAGAATCCCCGCTTCCTGAATCTATGTTATTTCCTAATAACCCTAATAACTTACTAAGAATATCTCCTTCCATTTAATATATTTAATTGACAATGTCAAAAAAGGTCGGATCTATAGCTATAGTTTTTTCTTCAAAGGTGAGTACTTCGTTTCCGTAGGATGTAATAGCTTTAAAAAAGGTAGAGAGCTGTTTATATACCGCTAGCGGGAGATTTTCAACTACACTAACTCTTTCTGCTACTTTAAGATCGTCAAATAAAACTACTTCTTCTCCTACACCTACTGATTCGATATACTTTATTAATTCATACAAATAAATAACTCCAAAAGCTTCATCTACTTTTTCATCATCTTTATTTTTTCCTAATTCTATTAAGCATCTATTAATAATAGCATTTTCCTCTTTAAGAGTAGGTACCTTTAGTTTAAGCGTAACTTTACCCTCTGTAACTTCTTCTTCTACTTTAAAATCTTTTTTAACTTCATCAATTCTACTAATATAGTCATCAATATCGCATGTATCTTCTCCAATCTTAACCTTACTTCCTAGCGACTGTCTTCTTAAATATAAAGCTATCTTTGATCTATCAACGGTATATATTTCTTCTGTATCAGCGTTATCTAAAATAATATTATTTAAAACTTTGTTAAACGATATTGCACCTTTTAACCCTGTTACTGCTGTACTAAGTAAATCTTTTTGCTGTTTTAGAGTTAATACTTTTAAATCAACCTTACCTGTTATAGTTTTTAATTTTATATTTTCTTCTACTGACTTTAACTTATCGAGAAGATTATTAGAGATTTGTGACATAAGAGTATTTATTACTAATTTTTATTATTCAACTTCGCTTGCCTATCCTCTGACTCTTTAACATAGAGATCCATATAGTCTTTTATATCTAAGAATGTGCATTGTTGTAGGAATCCAACATCATTTATTCGTTCACTTAAAATAAAAACATAATCTCTATATATTTTTTCATCTATAGGTATTAGTATACCTGTTAAAAAGTCAATTATTTGTTCGTTAGTTAAATCTATACTAGAGATCTTACCTTTAATTAAAAACTCTATCTTAAGCTTTTTAATATGTTGTTTATAAAAACTATTAATCTCCGTTTTTACAGTCGCTGGAATATAATTAAAAATTAAATTTTGATTTTCTATATTCAACTCGCTATAATCTATAGTCTCACCATCTAAAGTTATTGACTCTATAAAACTATCCTCATGTAAGGTGGTATATGAAAAATCTTTAGGATAATTAAGAGTTATACTATTATCTTCAAACGTTATTATCCTCTTAATATCCTCTATTTCTTGAATTTCATCTTGTAACAAAATTATATCAAAATTAAAGTCCCTTGACTCTATAATATTACCAATGCATAAGTCTCTTAGATGCAAAAGGCAGTAAAATTTTTCAATTATATTTAAATTTGGAGTAATAAAGAGATTATTAAAATAACTTATTACTGCTTCTTTATTATTCTGTATACCATGAAGCTCTTTACAGTTCTCAAATGTATATTTTTTAAGAAGAACTGATTTAGAATTAGGTAGAACTAACCCCAACATACATTAATTACTTGTTTTTATAATTATTACAAGCGAAAGTAATAGATTTTTCAATAAATTCTCCATCATTGTAATTTAAATTATACCCTTCGACCGCGGTAGGAAAAGCTTTTTCGAATACATATTTTTTACGTGCTGTACCATCGTTATTAAATTGCTGCACTGTAATATCACATTTTAAATTAAAATTTGTTAATCCGTCAATACCTAGCGCTATAAGCCACGGTCTAAAGAAAAAGTGCTCTAAATCACTACCAGTTTCTAAAATATTTAAACTAAAAGATCTAGATAGGAAGTCTGTTCTTTGAACTAATCCATATCCAGGTAAGAATCCCCCGCGGTTATCAACTCCAATAGGTGTAAACTCACTAGATTCTTGTGGTAAATTTACCGACCTCGCAACTAATAAAGCACCGTCGCTTGTTAATCTATCCGGAAAAACAGAAGCGTCCCACTTTTCACCAGCTTTACTAAGTGCAGAATTAATAGCACCTGTAACATTTCCAGCATCTAAACTAACCTTCCAAAGAAAGGGATGCGATACAAAAAAGTTAGGATCGTTGCTAAACGCATCTAGAAAGGTTTTAGCTTCTTCGGCCATATAATATATTTATGGTCAAATTTTGCTAGCCTTAACTAAAGTTTCTGTAGTAATGATATGAAAAGGTAACAGTTGTACTTAAGATCTCACCGGTTCCATCAGCTATATTGTAATCTATTGCATTAATATCTCTAATAGATGCACCTACTAGTTGTATGGTTTCAACATCTTGCAAATCTTTATCTATAACCTTTAATGTAATAACAGATTCGTCCCCTGGCATGCCATATTGACCTGTAGAAGTTTCGTTGTCAAAAACAGCGCGTGAAGCTTGCTCAAACTTAGTTCTTAATTCACTTTGTTCGTCATGAAAGAACGTAATAGAATAAGCCTCAGACCCTGGGTAAGAAGACTTACCAGGAACATTAAATGCCTGACCGTAGTAGTTTACCACTTTATTTTCAATATTTCTACCAGGTAGCGAAGCAGATTTAGCATAAACTAAATCCGTATCACCATTGAAGGATACACCTTCGATGATAATATCTGTAACTCTGAATAAAAAGTCCCTTGAAAATTGCTTTTCTCCGGCGCGGGCGAAGAAGTCTTGAATTGTAGTTGCCATAATATTATTTAATTGTTATTTTGTATTAACCGATGATTTCTTCGAAGTTTGCGTCAGTTCTTGTCGCGTAGAAGTTAACTAAGATAAACTCAGCAGTTCTAACCGGCTTAATGTAGATATCTACTACTAATTCATTTGCGTCGATAACCTCTGGTGTGTTATTTCTCTCATCGCAAACAATTAAGTAATCGTAAATACCTTCATTGTTCTTAGCTCTTTCGAATAGTGGGGTTAAAGTGTTAACAAGTCTCTGTCTAGTAAACTCTGAATTTTGTTCAAATACAAAGAATCTTGAAGCTTTCTTAGTAGGTCTTTCTAGTGCTAAGAACAACCTCCTAACGTTAATTCTATCAAATGCACTTGGCTTCTTACTAAGAGTCTTTTGACCGAATATAACTTGTCCTTGAGCAGGGAAGTTTGCTACAGGGTTAATGTTAGCCTTGTAAAGTTCATCTCTTTGCTTCTGGTTAGGATTAATTGCTAGATCATTAGCGAATTGAACTAACCCTCTAGTAAATCCAGCAGGAGCAAACCATGGGAAGGTTTCAGCATCTGTCCTAGCCATAGCTGCGGCACCAAATCCTGAGAACGGAACGTAAACTTGTCTACCTGAATAGCTATCATAAATTAACGGCCATTGCGCATATACCGCTGCATATGAAGTATTTTCATTCTCAAACTGGTGACGAATCGGCCAGTAAACATCCTTTTGGAAGTTTCTATCTTTAAAATCAAGAACTTTTGTCTTTTCACCTGTAACAAGAATATGACGTAAAACATCTGCTACGAAGATACAATCACCTCTTCCACCTCCTAAGTATGGTGGTGAGCAGAACTGTTCAAACTTATTAAAGATTGAAGAATAGTCGTTTCTTAACTCAGCAGCAGTACCGCTTATATTATTACTAGTACGTAATCCATTAACTGCTGCAGTTAGGTTTGCATTAGAATTATACTCATCATAGTATGCTGTCTGAGCAGCGGAAGCTGCTGCATAAACAGTACCTAAACCTCCTTCTACAACAACGTCAATATCATATATTTCATCGTTACTTATTCCTTCTAATGCTCTATCTAATTTAGCAGGTACATCACCTATGACCTTCTCTGTAATTTGATTATCAACAAAAGAACCAGCAGCATAAAGATTTTCTGCTTTACCTAACTGCGTGTTAAGCTCTGTAAATTTACCTGGATCAATTCCAGATGTATTAACATCAATACTCTCTAACTGCGTAGTGTTAACTCTCAACTTCTTAATAGGCTTACCATCAACTAAAGCATCTGTACCTCTAAAGTAATTTGAAATGTATGGATTAACTAATAATTCAACGTTTCTTGATATGGAATCTTGTGTTTCAAGGAAGAATGGATTACTAGGTCCTCCGGTAGGATTAAGTTGTTGTCTTTGATAGTTAGCAGATCCTACTATACCCTCTTCTGCAACATAATCCAGCTTAAATGCTTCATTAGCGAAAATCGATTTACGGAGTTTAAATACTCCAATGTTTAGAACATCGTCATCTTCTCTTCCATCAATGTTATAATCTGTAAGATTTTCCATTACTTCAGATATAGTATTGGCAGCACCATTAGGAGTTGCAGATAAACTAAACTGTAATACACCACGTGGTATTGTTGCGTAGCTACTTGTTGCAGCAGTAGATGTATCAACTGTCTTTATATCTCTAATAGAATCAAAATTAGATTCAGGGTTAATGTTAGTATTATCAGCAATACCTAAGTAGTATCCTTCAAACTGGCTATTAATAGTTGTTTGAGCCTTATTAAGTACAACTAAACCAGCTCCGCCAATATCACTTACACTTCCGAAAGCATCTTTTGCACTTGCAGTCTCCGACCAAGTATAGGCAGAACCTTCTAAAGCACCAAGATATTGATCTTGGGTTAGTTCTAAGTGAGTTGGCTCTCCTAGTACATACGTACCGGAGAGTACATCTAAGTTTGTAGAAACAACTTGATTAGATTCTGCAACGAACGTAAATGATTCAGTAACATCATCAATATAAGGGGCTACAACTCCTGCTTTAGAGGATGCAGAGCCAGTTGCTGTAACAAAACCATTTAATGGTATGTCAACTGTACCAGTTCCGGGGGTAAGAGTGCCTAAACCTGTACCAGTACCAGATAATCCGATTTGGGTAGCTACAGCTGCTGCTACTACAGATTTTGTTGAATTAATTGCAGCAATTGGTACTATTACATCAGGAACACTCGCTCCGTAAATAGCTGTACCTTGTGCAGCGATATCAAATCCTACAGAACTAAGTGTTCCGTTACCACTTCTAAAAGTAAATGAAGTCCCTGAAAGAGCAGGTCCTGTTTGCTCTTTTGCTGTATAATTAAGTGTTAAATCATACGCACTTAACTGGCCACCACCGTTTGGATTGGTAACTGTTCTTACTGGATATACCAAAGCAGAGTACTTAGCTCCAAAACCATCACCGGAACCATCACCGTAAGGTAGTCTGGAAGCGTAAATGTTACCAGGAGAATTAAGTAATTCACTTATAGAGTAATAAAAATATCTTTCTGCTGAATTAGTAGGAGTACCAAAAACTTGATCTAATTCCTGCTTAGTCGTAATTCTTAAGACTTCATCCAAAGGTCCTTGCTGAGCAAATCCTGTAATATAAAAATTTGTACCTATATTCTGTGGTGCGATAAGAGATAAATCCGATTCTCTTATTTCAACACCTGGTGAGGTGATAGTTCTTTGAGCCATAAAATTATTTATTTAAATTAGGCCCAAAAAACTCAAAAATCTACTATTTCAGTGTGAAGTTGTGAATAAACAAAGGTAAATCCGGAGACTAACTCATCAGAGTTTTGATAATCATAATCTATTGCGTTTATCGAAGTAGGAAAAGCTTTAGTATATGTAAACTTTATCCTATCATTATTAAATTCATCTTTACCTTTTATAGTTAAATTAGTTTGATAGTCAGTAAAGTTTTCATCAACATTTATTTCTCTAGCATTATATTTACCTTCTCTTTGATCATGTAGTAGATTTAGCCAATTATATATAGCCCAGTAGTTTTTATACTCGTTATCTATTTTAAACTTTACACTAACAGGAGGATAAGAGTTTTTTGAATGTGATGAGAGATATAAAGTATTACCAGCGTATCTATTCTCTATAGCAGGAACAGTTATTTCTGGTACAGCACTACCATATATTGAAAATTGTACTGATTCTGGTACTATTGACTTATTATCGTGATTAGATTTTTTACTGAATTGTTTTAAGATAGGAGGTACATCAAAAATTAAAAGAAACTTATCAGCTCTTGACTTGTTAAGTATAGATTGCTGCATCGTGTTGCTGGCCATGAATATATTTATTACTGCAACGGAGTAAACCCGTTCATTTCTAGCTCAGCCATATCATCCTCTGCTTGATTATCACCCATACCAAATACTACTGGGGGAAGCATATTATTAGACCCTACTACTTCATTATCAGAATATATAGAAGTTGCGTCTTCGAAGTATTGTATACCAAAATCCATTGGTTCTAATACTAATGGTTTACCCATATCATCAAATTCTATAATTTCAAAAAACCGTTCCGTAATTTCCTTTTCTAAGATAAACAAAGAATATAACGTAGCCATTACCTTATCATCATGATAACCTTGTCTCGCTTTCCAGGTACCATTTGGATATCTAACAAAAGATTTTAGTTCTTTAAGTGTTTCCTCTTCTCGAATAGTAACAGAACGCGCTTCGTTAATATAATAACGCATATTAAGAACACCTTTATATTTAGTATTTGTATGTGCTACCATACCTTGCATTACCTTCCTTCTATGAGCGGCAGCATTTCCATATGATACTAGTTTTTCGTACCCGTAATCATTTGCTAGTCTATCTACAACTTGAGCACCAGGACCGTTTCTTTCAATTAAAGCGAGTGGTGAACCGTAGTTACGTAATATTGAGTATACTTTATTAGTATACTCCGCTGGGGGTATCTTATTATTAGTATAGCAAGCTACTTGTCTAATATCTCTTAAATCAGTTATATCAAATATTTGAATTACGGAAGAATCAACGCCTACACCTTCTGCTGTATCCACCCCTGCAGCATATACTCTTGAGGGATCCGCTTCTTCCCAAATTTTATAATGACCTTCATCTAAAACTATTTTTGGTTCGCAAACCTGCGTCTGCATCATTTCAAATAACTCATCATCAATAGAAGATTCACCTGAATTTATAAACTGACAACAAAATTCTTGAAGCCAAGCATCGTGCGAGCCAATAGCTTGTCTAGTATTATTTGCCCATATCTCATCTCTACCTGGTACCTCATCCCATAAAATTCTATCATATGCCCATCCATTTTCACCAGTCTCAGCCCCGGTGTATAACTTATAAAATAAGTTATCAGTACCATTAGCAGTTGAACAAACAAACACTTTAGACTTTTTAGAAGATGTAATAACAGGGAAGACTGACTTCCAAAACTCTTCTACTAAGTGAGGTTCAATAAAAGCCATCTCATCAATAACTAGACAGTTAACGGATTGACCACGAGCTGCTGTACCGGTTGTAGTTGTAATACCAATACGTGATCCATTCTCTAACGTCATAGATGTCTTAGCATATTCCTTAACTGGAGATTTTAACCAGTTGGGTAGTTCCTCATAAGCCATTCTAATACGTTGGAAGATTTCTATTGCTGTCGCCTCTTTGTTAGCTACTAATAATATTCTTTGATCACTATTAAAGATAGCCTGCCAGAGGATATAGATAGTCATCATAGTCGATTTACCTATCTGACGAGAAGCTAATTGAATAAAGAATCTATTATCTCTCATCTTTCTAAGAGCTCTTTTTTGCGCCTTATATAACTCGATCTTTTCACGACCTCGATCTAGATTAACAATATAAAAGAAGTTTTCAGCAAAATAGAGAATATTTTTATGTGCTTTAGTAAGCGATTTTACCTGTTCTTTTGTATACTCACCCTTCCAATTAACGTTAGGTAAGTTTTTATTACCCATATAGTACATATTATCTTGCTGAGGCATGTAAAATATTTATCAGGAGTATAAATAATTGTATGGCTAAAAAGAATGATTTCGCTAATTTAGGGGAAATGTATAACGAAATACTTAATAAAGTAGTAGTAACTGAAGAAGTAGCAGCGGGAGAAATCGGATCCGCTGATTTACAGGACGGTGGTCCGACTGAAAGAGGAGGATTTAAAGAGTCAGAAGTTGATGTAAAGAAGCTTAAAAAAGGTGAGAATAAGTATAACGTAAGAGGTTATTCTTATGGTGGTGAAGATGATCCTGGAATAGAAACTGATGGTCCATTACCTACTGGTAAGGGAAATGCTTATTCTGGAATCGTTGGTGAGGAAGACGAAGAAGACGGTGGGGGAGTAAAAAATAAGAAAAAGGCAGATCTTGATAAAAATAACAAACTTTCAAAGTATGAGATAAAAAGAGCAAAAGCTATTGAGAAAGCTATGGAAGAGAAAAAAGGTAAAGAAAAAGAAGAAAATTCAGAAGAAACAGAGAAAATTGTGCAAGACAGCCTAAATAATTTTATGGCGACTAAATCAGTATTTGATAAACTTTACGATAAGGTAATGGTTAATGAAAATTTTCCTATTGCAGATGAAGCTGCAGAGGATGATCTTGATGCACTTGGATTAGCAGATGCTGAAACAGATGCAGAAGTTGATGGTGAAATTACCCTTACATTAGACAAAGATATGGCAAAAGCTCTTCATGATCTTCTTCAAGCTGCAATTGGTAGTGATGATGTTGAAGGTGAAGACGATGACGCGATGGGAGAACCAGAAGATATGGAGTATGAAGAGTATGAAGAAGATGAAGAGGGTACACCCACTGCACTTAATACTCACTATAATGACGGAAAGAACAACAAAGTAGGTAACTTAAAGCCTCGAGGAGCTGCTGCTGCAAAAGGTGGTTCTGGAAAAGTTGATCCTGGTTCAGCAATGAACACTCATTACAATGACGGAAAGAACAATAAAGTCGGTAATCTTAAGCCAGGTCATAGCGCTTTTGAATAAAAATTAACAAAGCTTAACAATAAAATAAAGCCTGGAGGTGCGCCTCCGGGCTTTTTTTAATAAATATATTTATGAAAAGCTTTAAAAAATTTTTTGAATATTATCAAGGAGAAAAGCTTTTAAAGTTTAAAGTTGGTAATAAGGATCCTAACAGAGTTGGTTTGAATAAAAAGCACCTTACAACTCAAAATAAAGATTATAAGCATAAAAATCACCATGTAGATAATCTATTAAAAGGAGCAGCATCGCAAATAAAACTTATGGGGGTACCTCTTCAACATCTTCTTAAAGATTATGAAGTAGATTTTACACCTGGACAAACAAAAACACTAGGAAATTCAAAAATAGAGTGTAAAATGTATAGTGATGACGAAGGTAATAGTTGCGGCTTAATAACCAGAAAATAATATGTCTATATGTAATGAAAATAGGTTAAATTGCACACCAGCAGAGGTTTTAGCTGCTACTGCTATTCCTGCTTGTGGTAAATTTGTTAATCCTTCTAAATTACAAGCAGAGCAATTAGTTTTTGACCAGGCGTTTAATGATCTTATTAATAATCACGGACTTCCTGTAGATTATTATATAAACACATTTAACTTATCATCAGCAGATCTTCTTTATGGTGAAGATACAACAAAAGAGTTTCAAGGTCCGTTATCAGGAATTCAAATGTATATTGAATTAGATGATAGCGCTATAAATCTATCAAAATTTGGATTTGATGCTGGTGATGAATTTACAGCTTATGTACATATAGATACGTTTTCAACTGCCGCTTCTGCTTATTTTGATTATTCTTCTGTAGGTCAATCTATTGAACCTAAAGCTGGTGATATAATAGATTTAACTGTGTTAGGGTGTGATAGACCTAATGGTAGAGGGTCTGTTCTTTATGAGATTACCGAAAGAATGGATCAAGATGTAACAGCTCTTAATCCAATACTTGGACATTATGTATATAGATTAAGAGGTAAGCGTTATGACTTCTCATTTGAAAATGGCTTATCTTCAGAAAAGGTAAATGAGCAAATTTTTGATAATTCATTTAGTGGTACTCTTTCAACTACATTAGTAGATCAACTTACTTCAGATGGAAAAACATATCCAACAAAAGAAGATCCATATGATATTGATGATGTATCTAAAGATGATGTTTTTGATATGAGTGCTAATAATACCGATATATACGGTGATTATTATTAACAAGTAGATAAATATGTATAATGGCTGACTCTTCAACAACCCCCGGGCAAAATAGATCTTACGTAACAAACGACGGGAGAGCTTCTACTTTTGGAAGAAGCTTAGTTCAATATATTCAGAATAGACTTCCATATGCTGGTGCTACAGAGGATGATTCTTTGAATCCTAAGTATAAAATATTTAAGCAAACAGGAATGAGAAGAGCAGATGCTCTTGTAAAGACATCAGTCTCTTCTTCTAATCCTTATAACTCTACTCCTATAGGTGATTTTGGAAAAGATACCTCTTTCGGAGATGTAATGTACGCTAACTTAGCCCCAGATAAGCCAGGTAGATTACGCGATTATAAAATAATGGCAGCTTATTCTGAAGTAGCAGATGCGTTAGATGAGATATGCGATGAAATTATAAATGTAGATGATAATGGTGATGTTGCTAAATTATTGTATGATAATATAGATCTTTCTATAGATGAAAAAAGTGAGATAGAAAAAGAGTTTAGTAAATTTGTAGATTACTTTGATCTTAAAAATAAAGGATGGACGTTCTTTAGACAGCTATTAGTAGAAGGTGAAGTATACTTTGAATTAATAGTACATGAAAATTATACTAACGAAGGTATTTTAGGTGCGATAAATATACCAGCAGAAATAATCGATCCTGTTTATAATAATATTCAAAATATGCTTGTAAAAGGTTTTGTATATAAAAAGCCTGTCTTTAGTGTAACAGATCCTTCAAAAGTTGAAAAAACGGAAATGATTCCTATGGAAGAGAATCAGATTGTGTATATAAATTCTGGCGTTTTTAATGAAACAAAAAACTACACAATACCTTTCTTAGAAAATGCTAGGAGACCTTATCGTCAACTCTCTCTTATTGAAGATGCTATAGTAATTTATAGATTGGTTAGAGCACCGGAACGCTTAGTATTTAACGTTGATGTTGGTAATATGGCACCTCCGAAAGCAGAGGCATATCTACGAAAGCTTATTCAAAACTATTGGTCTAGAAAAACCTTTGATATTGATCAAACAAATGTAGTTAATAAGTTTAATCCGCAATCAATGCTAGACGCGTTCTGGTTTGCAAAGCGACAAGGATCGGAAGGTACATCAGTAACCCAGCTTCCTGGAGGTGCTAATTTAGGTGAATTAGCCGATCTAATGTATTTCATCAAAAAACTTTATAGGTCGCTTAAAGTTCCTTCTTCTAGATTAGATCCAGCAGATCAAGCTTCAGCTGATGGTTCTACAATGTTGAGAGAAGAGCTTAAGTTTGCTAAGTTTGTTGTAAGACAGCAGCAAAGATTCGCTGCTGGTATTAAGAGGGGATTCTTTACCCATCTTAAAATGAAAGGCTTTATAGATAAGTATGATATAGCTGAAAATAACTTAGAAGTTGTTTTCAATGTACCTACTAACTTCTACGAGTTAAGAGAAAATCAAAAGCTAGAGCTTAAAGCTGCTAACTATAATAATTTAGCTGGAAACGAATTTGTTTCAGCAACCTATGCGCAGAAGAAATATCTTGGATGGAAAGATAAAGATATTCTTGCTAACAGAGAGTTCTTAAGAAAAGATATGGAGCTTCAATGGGAGTTATCTCAAATTCAAAATGCTGGACCGTCATGGAAAGAGGCAGCTGCAGCAGAAAGTATTACAGGCGCTGAACCAGGTGCCGGTGGCGAAGGTGGTGGAGTCGCTGCAGGTGATGTAGGCGCAGCAGGAGAAATTCCAGATTTTGGAGGAGGTGAAGCTGCTGAAGGTGATACTGATACTGCAGGTGGAGAAGAAGTCGCGGCTGACGTGCCGGAGCCAACTGAATAAAAAATCGCTGCTAACAAGATTGTTAAACTAAATATGTTTAGTGATACCTAATATTCCAAAATTCGGTAAAGTTCTAGATATTTTTGCAGGTTCTACTGGTGATCCAGACGCGTCAGCTTACATTGCCTTGCTTGAAGGTGATGGAGTAAGCGTTTCAGAAGCACAAAAGACTGCAATAGAAGCGTTTTACACTACCGGTAAAGAGGAAGGGTGGTATTCAGGCCTAGTGCGAGTATATCTTCCGATCTGGGAAGCAGCTGCACCTAACGCTCGGTGCCTCGTTAGCGGAACTAGCGGAACATTTGAAGGTTCATTTACTCATGCCGCAGGATATGCTTTCCCAACTTCTGCATCTAGCGCCAATCGTTTCGACACACACTACAAACTTCTTGACTCGCTTACAACGGAGGATGCTTGTCTAATGGGTCTTGCTTATGACGATGTAGCACCGCACGATAGAGGTATTAATAACGGCAATAAAACCATCATTGGTTCTGGCTCAATAACAGCAAACAGTGTACGAATAAATACAGCGAGTAGTGCACTAAAACCAAAAGCTGTTTGGTTAGGTGCTGTTGCCAACGATCCTTTTGCTCTACCCACATTTGGCTCACATGGAGTAATGCTCTCTAATAGAAAGGGGGGAACAACAACCCTTTCCAGACGAACCGGATCGACATTCGACGAGGATTCAAATACAGCCACTTTAACTGGAACTTATAATAACAATTTTCCCATCACTGGATACGGTTCGGCCGCGGGCTCAACTGGGGCAGGTAGTCAACCTACAGATTCAAAAGCAGGAGCATTAGGAATTAGTTCAGGATTTGATGCTACAGAACGCGCTGATTACACAGATGCAATAAAAACTCTTTGGGAAACTTGCACAGGAATAACTTTATGATTGGATTTATTACAGATACCCAAACCGCAGATACCGTTATCGATAGTATTCGTCAAGCTCAAACGAGTCGTGGACAACATTATTATTGGACACCAGGAGCAGCACCAATCTTTACCGGAGACAATGCTGGTAAAATGTTTATTCCCGCTAGTGACGATGACCTTAACACACCATTACGTAAGGGACTAACACCAAAAGATTTTCCTGAATATAATCAACTGGTTGAACTTCTCGGCGGATTAAATGCTAGAGTGGATATTGATCCTGAAATTTTAATTGATCCAAATGCTCCGGTTGATCCGGATGTTTAAAAATAGATTTATTATTTTTGAGCGCTATTAACGTGACGGATTATTACTGTAAAATTGTGTTCTGTAATAGATAGTACCAGCTGAAGCAGCAATAGCAGATACCTGAGCAACATTAGTAAGCCCTCGCAGAGTAATACTCTCCCCTGTACCAATTAATAGACCGTTAAGTGTATCGCTAAACCCATTATCAAAAAGACTGAGATTGCCTGTTGTTTTATTGATAATTGTAACTTCTGAACAAACCATACCACCTGTAAGTACTGGAGAAGATGTATTTGTAAATCCCGGAACATTAGCACCTGTAAGCATAGTCAGAGAAGTAGCTATATGTTGATTAAATGATCTACATATATTGGTGTTAATATATTCAGTACCGACTGCATTATTAGGGTTATAAGCCATATCAATATTTAATATAATTTGAGAATTTTTTTCTTCTATCTTTTTTATTTTTATTGAATAAATAAATGTATGTCCCTAGCGTGTGAAATAACTCCTCTTTCTGCTTTTTTATCAACTAATCTTAATAATAAGATAGAAACTTATGATAGGTTAGGGGATAGAATTAAAAGATCATTAGGATTTCCGCTTGTTTCACTTGAAATTCATACAGATCAATTAAGAGAGAATATACAGATTGCTGTTGAGTATTTTACTAAATACGCGGGATATACTAGAGAGTATATAATATTTGATTCTAATTTATACGAAACAAATAAAGGAATTCGTTTAGATTTACTATATACATTAGCTAATACTGATTTAGATACTAATGCTAAAAAAGTAGCTGGTACTAATCCTCTTGGACCTGGACCTGAATTTTACGCTGAAACACCTGAAACTATCTTTACAGTAACTTCGCCTATACTATCAGCATCATTTGCATCATCACCTACACTATCTTCTACTTTTAGTAATGGTATAGATCAGTTCGAATTATTTGATAAGTCGCTTTATAGTACTGTTACTGCTTTTAATAGTTCATTATCTGCATCTTTCAAAGAAAATACAAGAAAAACATTAGCGTTTGAAGGTACATCATCTGAAGCAACTACTTTCCAAAATGTTTATGACTATGATATAATGGATTATAGGAAGGTTATGTCTGTTACTGATTTTGAAGAAGGTAGTAGTACAGGAATTAACACTCTATTTACCCTTGAACAAACTCTAGCACAACAAACATATTTTAGTTACGCTATGGGTAATTACGGTTTTGATCTGGTTTCATGGTACACTTTAAAAAATTGGATTGATACGAGAGAAAAAGTATTAGCATTAAGAAAAGACTTGCAGTTTGATGAAAGAACACAATATTTAAAAATTTACCCTCAGCCGCGTAATTCTAGATTTTACGGTGTAGTCTCATGCTATTTAGAAAGACCTATAAGGGATGTAATTAAAGAGCAATGGGTATACGAATACGCGTTAGCGTTAAGTATGATTACTATAGGTAGAGTTAGAGGTAAGTTTGGTAGCGTTAATTTACTTGGAGGCGGTGCTTTAAATTCAGATATGTTAAGTGAAGGTTCTACGAAAAAAGCAGAGCTTGAGCAAAAATTACTAGAAGGAGCATCACCGGGAATGGGAGATACTGATCCTGCTCTTTTCATTGTTGGGTAATGAAAAGGCGAGTAAAATGGAGACAAGGAGAATTTGTACCAAAAAATAAAGATAAATTTATTGGTACAAAAGCTACATATAGATCAGGTCTTGAGTTAAAATTTTTTAGATTTTGTGATAATAACAAAAACGTATTAAAGTGGGGTAGTGAAAATGTTATAGTACCATATACTAGCCCTTTAGATGGTAGAGTTCATAGATATTTTGTTGATAACTATGTTGTAATAAAAGAAGGTAACGATATAAAAAAATATTTAGTTGAGATTAAACCATCCAAGCAAACTAAGCCGCCACAAACAAAGTATAGAAAAAAACAACATCTTATATACGAGCAAAAAAATTATGTTATCAACCAAGCAAAGTGGGAAGCAGCAAGAAAATATAGTAAAAAAAGGGGATTAACGTTTATTATACTAACAGAAAGAGAATTAATTTGATTTTTTAGTTACTATTGTATAAATAATTGTATGTCTCTTAAGCTTAATTTGGTCGTTGAAAAACCAGACGTGACCGACGAATTCGAATATATCGAAGAAGAAACTAATAAAAATTCGCCATCTA